AGGCATCTTCTCTGAGCCTTTGAAATTTTATTTCATTTTGCTTTAATTCTTTAGTTAAACCGTCTTCCATTAACTGGATTTCAAGGTCTTGAATCTGCCTTGCCGCTGCTAACCTATTTGCGGTATATTCCTTAAATGCTGCCAACCTCTCAGCAAGCAATCTTTTTTCTTCCTCTGCTTGTTTTTTGGCTGCGGCTTCGGCTTTTTTTGCAGCCTCATCCTCTGCTTTTTTGCGTTTTAATTCTGCTTCATGCCTCTTTTTTCTTTCAGCCTCTAACTCCTGTTCTGCGAAATTTGTCAATCCTAAAAAGTCTGTTATTGACTTTAATTTTTTTATTGCAATATCAATGGCATCTGTAAAAATCGCAAGCGAACTTATAATCGCAACTAATGCCGTCGCAAATAATGCAAGAGGATTTCCCTTTACAATTAGATTAAAAACCTTTGTAGCCTTACCAGCTAACCCAATGCTTTTGGTATAATCTAAAACCCCTTGAACGCCTTGTTGCAAGGCAAGGGCGCTTTGTACTTTTAATAAGGTTTTTTCTAATGTTTCGCTTTCTACTCCAACCAACCCCATTGCGCCTTGTACCGCAGCAAAACCGCTTGTGGCTCCTGTTATTGCCGTGCCTAATTTTTGGCTAAATGTTTGCGCAGCTTGGTCAACCGCTAAATCTGTTTGAATTTGTACTTTTCTGTATTCAGAAACCTTTGTTAAAAGGTCTTGGTATTCCTTGCTTGTCGTGTCTCCAGCAAGTGCGAGTTCATAAAGACGGTCTTCAGCCTCTCCTAATCTTGTTGTTAATGGTTCAATACCTTCAAATACATCTTCAAATTTAGCATCAAGATTGTCTACACTATCTGCTACTTTTAAAACTCCATTGCCTAAGTCTTCAAATTGTTTAATTACCTTATCTCCATTTTCTAAGGTAACTTCAATATCAATTACTTTTCTTGTACTCATAGCTCTTTAATTTTTTTGAGATGTTCTGAATTCTTTTTTTTGAGAATATGCATTCTCTTTTGTTGTTTAAAAATTCCCTTTATCCCTTTCTCTAAATTGTATAAGCCTTTTGCTACTTGAACGTCATGGTTGCCGTCATAGAAATCGTCTATTTGTAATAAGTCAATTATATTCTTTAGCATTATGGTTGTTGTTCGATTAGTAATTGATTCGCTGCTGTGCTTCCATCCGCAAAAGTATAGGTAACCAAAATCGGATATACTGCGGTCTCGCCTTCTTCAGTTCTTAGTCTTATGAATTGTTCCGTGTTTATGTTTTCCCCTTCCTCCGTGATTATCAATTTAAGCAAATCTGTATTGGCTGGAATACATACGCTAACAGAACCATCTGCCGTCAATGTGCTTGGTGTAATTGTAACCCCTGACACCGTTGTTGTGATTGTAGCGCTTATAGCATTGTTTGGTAGCAATATCCTTACGTCAAGGCATTGAGCGCCGTCTGATGGCTGTATTGGGTCTATTGGCTTATTTTGATTGTCAACCAATACATCCCTAAAATCATTTAACAGAGTAAAATCTACCTCTCCAGTTGTAAGGTTGCAGGTCATGTCATTAATAAAAAATCGTTTATCTCTAATGATAAGGCGGTCATTTAATTCAAGATTAGTCAATAAGCTAATAGGTAGATTCGTCTTTACCTTGGTTTCTCTATTCTTTAGATTGTAGAGATTAAATAAATAGCCAGCATAGTATTCCGCAAACAAAGTTCTTTGCTCTGTTTGTAAAGTCATTGTGCTTATTTCTGGATGAAAATTTAAAGTATAATTCAGATTCCCGTCTATTACGTCTTGACCGAAAGGCATGTATTCAGTTTGCGAAGTAATTGTACTTCCGCCCTCATTGAATTTAAAGTCAGCAGAAAGCTCGTCAAACATGTACAAAATCATTGGCTTTGGAGCATACTTAGTACCGTCTGATTTTATGGTTTCGCCTATTTGTAGATTTGTGCCTGTAAACTTTTGCATCATCATATTCTCAAAAGGCAGCTCAATCTTAAACTCGCCGCCATCGTATTCAAATTGCTCGTCAGTATCTCCAAAGTTTCTATTTGTCAAATCTCTGAATATCGTGTTTGTGGCGCTCTCGCTTTCCTGATATTTAAACTCTATATTTTTGTAAAGCTTTACCCTATCAATCTGCGTGCTTTTTATGTCGGTGTATTCCGTTATATCTACCACCGCACCTTTTGCATACCAATCGTCTATCGGTTCAACTTGATAGGTGTCTATTGCCAAAGGATAGCAAGTAAGATTGAACATTTTAAGCAATCCGCTGAAAAACGATTCTACCGTCATGTCAGGCAAGTAATTCAGTACGCTTATTTCTGCCGTAATGGAGAATGAAGCAAAGCCAAGAAAAGTGTTACTTAATGGTTGGGTATTAGGTAAAGGACTTTGTGTAAAATAATTTGTCCTTTGCGTATATTGAATTTGTAATTCTAAGTCTATATCTGACTGCGCTCTTACAAAAAATTGATATTCTCTCGGTGTAACTAAATGATTGTTATTTACAACGATTGCGGCTGGTAAAAGCCCCGTACCGCTTGCGCCATTTGTTTGAAAATGCTGACCGTTTACAAAGATGTCAATATAGTAAAATACAGAAGTTGAACTAACGCTTGTTACATTCAAAGCAATGGTATGTTCGGAACCCGAATAAACTCCTCCGCTTGGGCTTACATTAGGAAAGTTTTGGCTCGAACTAAATTGAGTCAATGTAAGCGTTTCCGTAGCGACATCAAAAAAGTCTGCTGCGCTTAATGCGTTATTGTTGTTAGATGGTAATTGCGCAAGGCTATTAATATTTGCTAACTCAGGCGCTGTTATAAAACTGAAGCTTTCCGCGTTTTGACACAATAGAAACGCATTAGTAAATCTCTTTGTAGATAAAAACGAACCTTGAAAAGCCACGCCATACTTGCTTGTGATTGCCGCAAGCATCTGAATTAACTTAATCGCTGGGAATAATTCGTTGAACCTTACCGCTCCATCGTTTGAATTTAGGTCTGTACTTGCTCCATCATTGTATGTTACGTTCCTATCAAATATTAATGGGTATCGTATTTTGTAATCTGTGGAGCCGTCCGTGATTCTATTCTTAACTTCCGTCGGTGTAAAGTCATGCTTCAAACTATTGAGGTAATTTAAGTCTACAAGCTTGTCGCTTCCGAACTTATCTTTTAGGCTTGTAAGGTTTCCGTAAAATGTTACTTGGTAGCTGTGCGCTTTGTTGTCTTTTACTTCGCTTTTTTCTAAGGATATTTGACCTTCTCTAAACGTAGTTAAATCAATCTCAATTAATGCAGCTCTCCTAATGTTTTGGTCTATGGTCTGCGTTAAATCGTTTTGGTAAAAATGATTGAAGATTGCATTGTTATTTACTGAAGCGGGAATATGAAAAGATTGCGAGAAGTCCGTAAAAACTTTGCTTATATCTTGGATATTTTGTTGCGTGCTTTTTACCGTGATTTGCTCGTCATCAAACAAGTCAAGTTTTTGCCCTTCAATATATACCGATACTCCTCTCATCAGGTTACGTTATTTATTAGGTCAAATGCAAAGTCGAAGTCAAGGGTATAGTTCATCGTGCCGTCATTTAATCCAGTTTGTTTTACTAAAGATTGGGTTTTGACTTTGGCTGGAAAAGCGTTTGTGTTTCTGTCGTAATCCAAAACCGTGACATGCTCGCTCAACATTAATTGTTGAATGTACTCAGCATATCCATCGTTGACAAATCCGCTGTTTAATTTTATTGATTCGTTTCCTGTTCTATTGAATTGCCTAATCTGACCGCCGTCTCCAGTTGCGCTATATGGCAAAGTCTGTGGATTGTTTTTGTACTCGTTGCTTTTTACCGTTGTTGTTTTTTGGTTTACCTTGAAAAAAAACATTCTTGACCATGAACCGTATTTATTTACAAAGTCAACCACTATCGGGCTATACTTTGGTTCACATTCAGGCTTAAAGGTTGCAGTCCAAACCACGTTTGAGCTTGTATTAATCATTTCAACCTTATTGCCATGCGCAAGGTTTCCAGTATATACCCTGCCGAATACCTTAACTCCAGCAACGCTTATCGTTATCTCGTGAGTCGCCCCTGTGCTTAGATTTGTGTATCTTATTTTTTCGCCTACCGCTACCTCGGCATCAAAACTCCCAGCAAGCGCATTTCTTTGCGTTGTGCTGAATGAACTATCGTAATGGTATAGGTATGTACCTTCGTCAAGCAATACGTTTTGATGCGCTCTATTTTGCCCTTCCATATATTCGGAGTATCCATTTACGAATTGCCCTGTTTCCGTTCCAGCGGATGACTCAACCCCACCAATAGTTTTAAATTTTTCCGCTTTATAATTGACAACAAAGTTTGAACTGGTTGCAGCATCAAAAAAGTTTGCCGTATCGTAATCGTAAGCGCCGAAAGTAAAGTATTCTCTAACGTATGGCGATATATTGTAATAAGTAGCCGTAATATTTGAAGACGGTATTTTTTTACTCAAGGTATATTGTGGGTCTGAAGTAAAACTTGACGTATTTGATAAATATAGTTTAACCTTAGTTTCGGTTTGGTCGGTTTCGTCAATCTGTATAATATATGGGGACCTTGCTAATTTAACGCTCATTTGCTTAATCTTTTAAAATTTTCTTTTGTTATTTGGTCAAATAGGTTTTCAACTTCTAAACCGTATTTATCTACAAGCTCATCAGGCAACCTTTTAAAGAACTTCTCAAATGGCTTTGTAAAAAATAATGTTGGTTTTATTCCCTTCTCAAATATGCTTCGAGCAATCAAAAAGTTTAGGCTCTTTCTCTTAATGAATTTGCCTTGCTTATCTCTTGGTGCAATTCCTTTACGAACTCCCCACTTATCAAATGCTTTAGGTGGTGGCATCTTGTTCGTGTATTTGTAGCCATCTAAACTCTTACCACTTTTTTTACCTTTTACACCTCTGTCTTGATAAAAGCCGTAATCTTCCATCTCAAAACTAATCTGAATTGAATTCTTTGATTCATTGACGGTTGATTTAAGGCTATCTCTCAACCTACCCGATGTGTTCTGACTCGAAAGGTTTTTCTTTGCCTCTCGAATAACATTATCTCGAAAGTCATTTAACACGTCTTGTATGGATTCAAATTGAGCCATTAGCAGATTGTCATGTCATTAGGAATTAATATGTCGCAAGTCATTGTGAAACCGCCGAGCTTGTTTTCAAAGCGCTCAGTAAAAGGCTCGCAAGTTACGTTGCCATCTACTTGAAATTTATCGCTGTATAAATCTCCTCTTCTTAAAAGTTCGTAGCATCTATTCTGAACGGCAAGCATTGTATTAAGTACCCACAGCTCGTTATCGTTTCCATCAAATTTATTTGGGCTTTCGTCTTTTGATATGTCAGTAATATCCATCGCAAGAATAGAAATATTAAACCTAATCACATTACCCTCAAAAGTTGCCGTATTGACAATCAAATGTACCAATGGAAATATAGTTTGCTTCGATAAGTCAATCTCAAAGATGTCGCCTTGAGTCACGGTGTTGATTATTGGGTCATTCTCAAAGTGCGTTTTTAGTTTGTCTATAATATCAAAATAATTCATCTTCTCATT